ATGATTTTTACCTTTGAACACTATGTTGATGATACATGGGAAGAAGCATTCCGTTCAGGTGAACATGATATGATACATGTGCCATGCGAATGGTATGAAGATGGCAGACCCAAACTTTACTCAATTGAAAAAGGACCGAACGATACCTACGTATGCGATTATGAAGGTATGAATAAAGTCTACAAACGAATGGAGAATGGATTCCGTTTGTTTGGTAAATATTACAGAGGACTGTGGGACTAAGTAAAAAAATGACTAAATAAGATTACTGGCATCACACACAAACCGCCAGTAAACACACACAACACAGGAGTAACAATGAGTAATCTCACACCGTTCGAGATTCGCCTTGAACTACTAAAAATGGCGAAAGACATGTTGGCCGATGAGTATCATGGCAAACGTGAATCAATTAGCAACGACTGGGCAACAAAAGTCGAATCTGCTAAACTAAATGGCGGAACCATACCAGATCATCCAGGGTTCCCGTCTTATCCCTCAGAAAACGATATCATCGCCAAGGCACAATCCTTGAACGGTTTCGTTTCTAACATTTCAGTAGATAAACCAAAAGCAAAATCATCTACCTGATTGGGACCGGAGGTGCTTCGGCACCTCTCTAACTAACAAGGAGAAATAATGCGAAATCAATTCGTATCCAACTTTTTTATATTGAGCATAGTTGTAATTGTATTGACTATGATATCAATGATGGAATTAAATGCCCATCCAATGAGAAATGCATCTGTGGCCGGTGCAAACATTAAACTTTATAATTTAACGCAAGACGCACGACATGAAATTGCTTGCCTTGCAGAAAACATTTATTTTGAGGCAGCGCACGAACCCGAAGAAGGTCAAATCGCTGTCGCATTTGTTACTATGAATAGAGTTAATAGTGGTAAATTTGCTAACTCAATTTGTGGTGTAGTAAAACAGAAGATAGGTAGTACATGTCAATTTTCTTGGTGGTGCGAAAGTAAACCTTACGCTATGTCAACCTCTAATGCATTGACAAAAACTAACAATTCGTTGTATAATAGAATTGTAGACTTATCAGTTAATTTTTATTTGAATCATGACCAAATGAGAGATCCATCAAGAGGAGCTTTGTACTATCATGCAGATTATGTCAACCCTGGCTGGAAACTACCAAAAAGTACGCAAATTGGTAGACACATATTTTACGGAGAAAGAGATGGTAAAAGACGCACCTAAACCTAAGACTGACACTAGTGGTCATGTTAGGCAAAATACAATTTTAACTGTGAGCTTAACCTTGGTTTTACTTGCTTTTATTTTTGCAATAGTGTATTATAAATCTATGGATAGAAGATTAATGGCAGCAAATATTGAGGCAGCAATTGCAAAGAATATTGACCCGTTAGCGGTTCGTTGTTCATATGCAAACGGTGATGATAATATTTGTGTAGCCTATGCAATTTCTAACAAGTCAATTGACGCACCAAAACGATAAAAGGAGAACTACATTATGGCAGTAACTCAAATGAGTGTAAACAAATTGAGCAATCCTGCGGATCGTGACAAACTTTTAAAAGTAATCCGCACTTGTTCTGATTCCATGGCAAGAATGGATGCCGAGAAAGATTTGATTCGTGAGGAAATTGCAGAGATTTCCAAAACGCTTGAAATACCAAAGAAGTTGGTAAGTAGGATGGTTAAAGTTTACCATAAACAAAACTATGATGAAGAAGTAACAACCCATGAACAATTTGAACAACTTTATGAAACGGTGGTGAAATAATGAATACAATAGGCAGATATCAAGATGATGAACGTGGTCAGTATAATTTTAATTTTAGTGACAATGATGGTAAGCATATAAGTGTATCTTTTCGTGCTGAACCTGACTGGGATTTAAATGTAGTCTTTCAAGAGTTTCGAAACTTTTTGATTGCATCAGGTCATGATGTTGAAGGTGAAGTTGGTGAAATACATGCGTATGATGAATCAGAAGAAGATGATGAACCAGCTGCACTTGCAAGATGGGATGAAGATTATCAAACACAGATACACCAAGATAAATTCTCGATGGATCATTTGCCTAAAAACGGATGGCCGTTTGGTGGATTGACTACAACACCATTACCTACATTAACTTCGGTTGATCTGTCATCAATTAGTTCACAATCATTTTCTGGATGGTCAGGAGTCAATGAGTTTCCAACGATGGCACCTCTACAGTCTATGGATCTAAGATCATTGACTTCAGCTGATATCGCAGCATGGACTGTACCTGCTCCTGGGACACTTGGTGGAGCAAAGGTTACTTTCTAACAATGCCCACTAAAGATGAGATGATGAAGTTTGCCCGCTCGATAGATGAGATAGTTTCTAAAACAGACTATAACTATATTGAAGCAATCGTTGAACATTGCAAAGTTACTGGCATGGAGATTGAGGTTGCTGCTACATTAGTCAATCAAAATCTTAAAGCTAAAATAGAAAACAATGCTATGGACTTAAACTTGTTACCTAAATCTAATAGACTTCCAATATGACAGGGTATGAAACATTCGCTCTCTTTCATCCACTAAAATTACACTTTACAACGGACTATGATTATTTCAAGTACAATGGAAAGTGTAATATTAGTATGGATGCTTTTGAGAGACGAAAAGACAAATATCATTTCTACAAATTGTCACGTAAGTATACCAACGATGAAGAATTAAAGTGGTTCCTTATTTCCAATCTTGTAGAGAATGATAAACTGTGGGTTGGTGATTTGTTAGGTGATGGTGCGGATCAAAACTTTAAGAGAAGGCAAAAAACCCTACAGTCATTGACATACACATTTGAAAATGACTGTAGGAATATCTTTGATGGAGTTGAAAATCCAAACGAATTACTTAGATGTAAGAACGGTGAATATCCACCTCTGCTTACGAAGTATTTGCATAGGGATGTACAGATCGAAACAATTTGTATCCTTTCAAGAATACTTGGTTTGATGGATATCTGGAATTCCTGTATTGCTGAAAACATTCGTTGGCCAACTTTACGAAATACATTTTTAAAATATACACCTTTTCTTCCACAAGATGTTACACCTTTTAAGTTAAAACTAAAAACCATAATAAATGAATAAACTACTTCTCATTCTTGCGATTGTATCAATGGGTGCGTTAGCTAAAGAATCTGAACTATCCGTTTTACATTTTGATTCTACTGAAAATAGAATGGAGTATAATCAAAACATTAGCAAGGTAAGATCACTAGCAAGCCTTACTAAACTAATGACGGCAATGGTTTCTTTGGACTATGACTCAAATATGCTACGTGAGGTTGAGTTAAAACCATTGGCGAGTACAAAACTCCCAAAACGCAATTATTCACGAAGTGAACTTTTCCATGCAATGTTGATCCGTAGTGACAATGGTGCAGCAGAAACGATTGCTTCTGATTACCCAGGTGGTCGTGCTAAATTCATTGCAGCTATGAATAACAAGGCAAAGGAAATGGGTTTAACAAGTACGTATTTCAAAGACCCTTCTGGTTTGAGTGCAAGTAATGTGAGTACGGCTCTTGATGTTATGGATATGGTTACTGCTGCATCAACCTATGCAATCATTCGTGAAACTAGTGTAAAAAAACAGGCAATAATTGAATTGCAGTATAAAAAGAAGGTACGTACTATTGCATTAAAAAATACTAACCATGCACTATTGTTTGAATTTGATAATGTGATTACAAGCAAGACTGGATATACTGTGCCTGCAGGTTGGTGTGTTGCAATGATGGTAGAACGATTAGAGAAAGCACCAGAACCCGACAAAGATATCATTGGTCGCCTTATAGATTTCTATAACGGTAAACCAACTGTAGAACCGGGTAAAGGTGTTATTCATCGCCACGTAATTGTGGTAATGGGTGCTAAAAATCCAAAGGATCGCATTGACAAAGTGAAAGATATCATGTACAATGAGATATTGGATAACGAATTACCATGAAGTATATTTACAAGGTGACTATATACTAGTATATAATGCATACTGTGAATAAGATGTTATACAAAACTATACAACGCAAATATGAAAGGAAATACAATGTCAGACTTTTCTCAATTCAAACGCAATCGTAATTCTCTAGAGAAACTTACGAAAGCAATTCAAGATACAACCCAACCCGCAGAAAGTGGATCAAAAGAAGATACACGATTCTGGCAACCCGAAGTAGACAAAGCAGGAAACGGAATGGCAATCATTCGTTTTCTTCCAGGACCTTCTGTTGACGGTGACGATGGACTTCCATGGGTTCGTGTATTCAATCACGGATTCCAAGGCCCAGGTGGTTGGTATATCGAAAACTCCCTAACGACACTTGGACAAAAAGATCCAGTATCAGAATACAATTCTACTCTATGGAATTCTGGTATCGAAGCGAATAAAGAAATCGCACGTAAACAGAAACGCCGTTTAACTTATATCTCCAACATTCTTGTTGTTTCAGATCCGAAGCATCCAGAGAACGAAGGTCAGATTAAGTTATACAAGTATGGTAAGAAAATCTTTGATAAGATTAATGAAACTATGAATCCAGAGTTTCCGGATGAGAAGCCAGTTAATCCATTTGACTTCTGGGAAGGTGCTAACTTCAAACTAAAGATTCGCCAAGTCGAAGGTTATCGTAACTACGACAAATCAGAGTTTGAATCTCCTGCACCTTTGTTTGATGGTGATGATGATAAACTTGAAGCATTGTGGAAAAAAGAATACTCACTCAAAGAGTTCTTAGAACCAAAACACTTTAAGTCTTATGATGTACTCAAAGCAAAACTTGATAAAGTATTGGGTTTTGATGGTGAATCACCTATTGCCAAAACTAAGGCAGAAGATGCTAAGTTGAAAACATATGATGATGACGTACAGGAAATAATGTCAAAGAAAACACCTGCACTTGATGAGGATGATGACTTGAACTATTTCACATCACTAGCTAACTAAAAGTTAATACCCGCTTCGGCGGGTATTTTTTAACCAACATCTCCACCCCTCAATACTCTGTGTATTCCAGTCTCACTAAACATTAAGTCAAAGTTTTGCGATGATGCAGAACTAATATTCCCACCACCCTTATTTGTTCCAGCACTTGCAGCAGCTTGTTTATTTCCAGCTTCCGCTAATTCTAATATTGATGTTGCCAAGTCACCAAACATTGAACCAAATGCAGCTAACAATAATTCAACGTCAGATTTACCTGCGTAAGGATCTGCCAATTCTTGTTTTCTTTTTTCTTCCTTAGCAGTTGTAATTGTTCCAGCTTCCATTGATGGAGTGAAAGCGGTGGCTATTCCTTTTCTTTTTTCCCAACTACTTGCTTTATCAGCGTCACTTGGATTTTCAAATTTGTCTAAGAATAATCTTGCTGCTTGTTCAGATGTAATATTAGGACTTCTTAATTTGTTATTCAATCCTTTAAATTGATTACTATTGAGTTCCAGTAATAGGTAGTCTAGTTGTGCATAAGGATCGTTAAGAGTGCGTTTATTATCAATAGCCCACATAGTATAATCATTTCTTCTCGATCCATACCATTGAGCTAATCCGAATGCCTTTTTCCCTCTAACTTCTGGTCCTTCAACACTAGAATTCAAAGTTGATTCCGCATAAAGATTAGCTGCAATTCCTGATGCGGCTTCAAATGACAATCCACCGTTAGTCATGAGATAAGAAATAACTTCTCTCATTTTTATGGATGTTCCGGAATCTAAATTTATTCCTTTATAACTTCCAGAACTTGCAGTTGGACCTAATGCTGAGGATCTTCTTGATGTTTGTTCTCTTATGGTTTTTGCTCCAGCTACATCAGCTGCTTCATTAGCGCTTGATTTTAT